TGATGCCCACCGACTTTACGCTTGGTGCTTGGTGAGGTGAACAATTTACGTCGAAGCTGATGCGACTCCAGCGAGAATCGTCTGATTTCGGTTGCAGATGTTTTAGCCATGGGGTTTCAATGATAAGTTTTTGTAGGAAGATTGACATGTTATCTGCTCTTTCTTTAGAAGCAGATATAATCATTATTTTCTTTTCACTGTCTTTAAATAAAGTCCATAAAACAAAAGCACCAGTAATCCAAGACTTACCAACACCTCGGAAGGCCTGAATCTGAAGCCTTTTGGGACCGTTCTGAAGGTAATCTGCAATAGCATATTGTGCTCTTGTTGGTTGAGGTAGGTCAAGCTGTTCCCATAATGCTTGCAGAAACAGCTTGAAATCGCCCTGTAAGGCGGTTAAAGTATCGTTCATGTATGTTTCATCGTTTCACTTATTTCAGAGGGGTTCAAGAGCTACCAAAGCCTTTCTTTTTAGGAGGGAATTTTTTCTTTATTTTATTAGTAATAATATTTATCTGTCCAGGATTAATATCTGGATTTCCTTTTTTAATACTTCTTATTATAGCTCTTTGAACTAATGGATCTTTTAAATTTACCTTTATTCCTGTGTTAATCTTAACTTCACCACCAAATAATTCCCTTAATAATTGAACCGATTCTCCATCAAAAGAGCGTAACATATCTAAGAATTGATCATCACTCATTTTACCAGCTGAACCAATTACATCAAGTTCATCGGATATTTTCTGTACTAATTCCTGCATCTTAGGTATTTGATACTCTTCTTTCATTATACGTTCAGGTAATAATCCTCTTTCATCTAATTTACCTAATTTATCAAGGAATGTTTCAGTAAGTTCATCAGTCCAAACTGTACCAGGATTTAATAGTTCATATGTATCCATAGCTTGGTCTGTAATTATTTCAGATCTTTTTACTATCCTAGCGAATTCTTCGGCTTTTTTATATCTGTATCTTGGATTATCATTCATCTTTTTCAATTCACTTTTACGCCAAAAGTTTTTTCCACCTTTAGGTCTGAGTTTATGGTCATAGAATAAATGAGTAACACCATGTGCAGATCTTGTCGGACCTGTTTTTTGTTTAGCTTGACCTATAACTACTTTATAATTCATCTTACCTCCAAACTCCCAAGCACCAGGTCTAATAGCTCTTTTTAGTAGGAACTCTGTTAAATCCCACCATTCTTTACTGTTATATATCAGACCATCATATAATGGGATACTATCTGCTAAAGCCATTATATGGTGTAATTGTACATCACCTGGCGAAATACCAGCAGCTTCTAAAAATGGTGCATATCTACTTTTAAATTCTCCTGTTAAAGTAGCAGCAGTACCTGAAAAACCTCTTTTATAGAACCCTGGTGTAAGAAAATCTTCTATAACAAGCCTTCTATAAGTAGGTGTCCATGGACCTTTTGCCGCTTCGTAAGAATTATAAATAAACTTACCTCCTTTCATATCTGGAGATATTTGTCCCATTCTATATCTAACTTTATTTGCTTGTTCTTTACTAACATATCTCCTTACTTTAAGTGCTGTTCCAGTAGCAGGATCTGTAGGTATATCTCCTACCACTTGTCTCAGTAAGTCTTGTTTAAGATTTTTAATTCTAGCTAATCTTTGAGGATTTAATGCATTTTCTATACCTTGAATATCACCTGATGATGGAGATAGTTTTCCAAATCTAGCAGCACCTACTGAAGGACTAAGTTCATCTAGGAGGTTAACACCTCTTATACCACTTAATACTTTTCTAGCACCTTTATCAGCAAGTATTCCTGTACCAATACGTGTACCCCAGCCAGCAAACCGTGGATCTAACCACGGTGTTAGCTGTTCATTAAGTGCTCTAGCTTGTCCTGCAAGCCAATCTTCACCTTGAGCAAGTTTATCAAGTAGAGGTATCTTAGATATAGCCCAAGCAGTGTTCTTTATACCACCACCTAAGAGCCTTAAGACATCATCTGTATAGGTATCAGGATTCTCTTCTGCTTGTTTCTGTAACCATTGTGTAGTACCTATAACTCCACCTTCAATACTATCAAGTAATCTAGTACCTAAGTATACTTTCTCATCCTTTCTAGGATTGTATTCCATAGGTCACCTCATGAAGTACGTGTCAGGTAAAGACCAGGAGCACGTTTAGGTTTTTGTTTATTTATTCTTAAAGCTTTCTCAAATGCTTTACGTTGATTTCTAGTAAGTACTCCTACTGATTCTCCTGCTTTACCATACCGGCTAAATTGTCTACCCTCAGGTATTTCTGTAAATACATCAGTTCTTAAATCTGCAGGATCTTTACTTTTTTTAGCTTCTGATTGATTTTTTTCACTAACAAGTTTCTCTTCTAAAGTTGAATTAGGATCTTTAGTAGAGCCTCCTATAGGCGTTTCTCTACCTCCCGTAGATAGAATTTTTGCTGACTCTTCTATACTTATTCCATGGTCTTCAGCATGAGCTCGTAGTTCATTTTCAGCTATACCTTCTGCTCTAGCTTTATTAAATGCTTGAATTTTCAGATCATGCCCTCTAACATAATGAGGATTAATTTGTTTACCACCTTTACCAAAAAGATTTTGACCATAATCTGCTTTAAATTTTCCTATTATAGCTTCGCTGCCAGTAAAATTAAATTTATCACCTTCTTTTAATTCTCTTGTACCAAGGTATTTTTTAACTTCTTCTATTTCACCTGAGATTTTATCTAGTTGAGTATTAAGATCAATATCTTTATTTTTATCTTTAAAAAGATCAGGAGCTATTATTTTAAGCCAGTTTCTATTCTTTTCATTCTTTTTAAGTTTTAAAGCATCTTTACCTTTTAGCTTTCTTTGTTGTCTAAAAGTAAAGTTTGCATCATCTACATCAATAGCATTCTTTAGAATTTTATTTAATCGTGATTGTTCTGACTGAAGGAGTTTAAGATAATCTAATGCTTTATTTGTAGTTGTTTTCTTTTTTGTAGTTTCTGCCATAGTTACTTACGTTCAGCCCCTCCTCGGCCTCGATTTTTCTTAACTGATTCGGTACCATTTTTAGTGACATCTTTACCACCCTTACCCATAATACCTAATTTTCTACGTTGTTCACTATGCCAACGGGTATATTCAGGAGACTTGTCATACTTACCTCCTTTATTATTATCACGATTATGTTTCTCTCTAGATTTCTTATTCTTACGATAGAATCTAGATGTTTTCCCAGGATTCTTAGCGAGTTTTGGAGCCATACATCCTCCGTTGTACAAGTTCAGGGTCAACAATGGGTAGTATTTTATTCAATTTATCTAAAGGACTACCTTCATAAGCTACTCCTGTGATGTCGTTAGTCTTAAGCCAATCACATGCAGCCTTCAAGTCTTGAGTACTAGCCTCACCACTACGAACTCTCTTTAGAAAATCCTCAGTGACAAGGTTATGTAACTCATTAAACTTATCTTCAGTAGCCTTCTTAGGAAGTACTCTGATTTGTTCCATTAACTAAATAGTTTTTCTTTTACAATTTCCAATGCCCTGTCATCAAGTTTATTATCAGTTCTAGCTACATATGCAGTAAGTAGATCAATTACTAATTGCTTAACTGAATCTGACTTTAAAAAGGCGAAAAGGATGGGCTTGATTAATACGATCATTGTTTTAATAGTGGTTTAGCGTTTGTCTAGGGTGCCACGTGTGGCTTTTTCTGAATATTTTCCAGGAGTAACTGTAGGTACCACTGTAGGTACCACTTCTACTTTTTCTTCTACTACTTCTTCGACTGCTACAGTGTCTTCAACTGCTACAGTATCCTCTACTTCTACAGTATCTTCTACTGTTACGGTGTCTTCTGCCATTGGATCTTTTTGTTTTATAGGTTGTAATGCAATAGGTACGACATCATTGCATAAATGTTCAAATGTAGACTTATGACGTAAAGTAAATCCTTTCTTCATAAGTTCAGCGCATTTAATAACTCTTGAAAGTTCATATTCAATACGCATTTTTTCTTCGTATCGTCTAGCAATTGATTTACATTGTTCCGTAATAGAATTATCTAATGGAACCATAAAATTCAATTGACCACCATAATTCATCCCTCTAGAATAACTTTCAGGATCATATGGTATACTTTCACTACCTAACCAAAAGGGTGAGAAAGTCATGGTAGGTCCATTACATGCTATATTTGGACCCATATTTTGTCTAGAAGGTGCTCCGTTATTCTGAAACTGTACTGCTTGATTAGTAACATTGCCCGTAGCAGTAGATTTTGGAGCTGCTGTATTGTATGTTTCGTCTCCTTCAGCATATACTGGTAAGCATCCTACTGTGAGAATACTGATAAGGAGGTAGTTGTAGCGTCTGTTTCTATTTCTCTCTCTATATCGATTGTTTCCATTAGCACTAATCCAGTATTTGAATCTGCTAATCTGGTTATCACATCTAATTGAAAGTCGTCTCCAGCATCTTTTATAGTAAAGACTATATCTGAGTCTGCTATACCTCCAGAACTGGCTGAAGTAGCTGTTATATTGGTCCCAGACCAACTTTTGAGTTCTCCGCCATAGACTTTTTGTGAGATTGTTTCTGTTACAACTTGATTTGTAGTTGTGGTGGCATTCATTGAGCCTTGTGTAAAGGCTGGTGTTATTTGATTCGCTCTTGCCACGGAGGGGGATAACAGTGCTAAGAGAATTAACCATCGTTTCATTCTTCTTTCTTTTTAGCCATAGGACAATTTATGGGTGTTTGATTTTTACCTTTAGAATTACTAGTAGACAAACCAAAAGTAGCAAGTGCTCCAGTAAAGACGCTAGCCACGAACGTGATATCGCCACTAGAACCCTTCTTAATCATCGGGAGTTCCACGTAATTTAAGGTTATGATAAATCCTGCCCAAACCACAACTCCAAGCCTTACAAAGGTACCAAGTATTTGAATTTGTTCTTCTTTATCATCGATACCATCTTTGAGTTTATCCAGAAGATTCTTCTTTTCCGGTGTCTCCATTTTTGGTGAATTTCTTTTGTATACGTTTTGCAAGTTGCATGATAATAGGTTTAAATACTTTCACACATTGCTTAAAAAGACTGGTGGCTGTCAATGTTGCTGCAACTGAGATCGCTGCAGTAGTAGCTGCAGTAATCATTATCTCTTCTTCAGGTACAGGCATTCGATAATTAGTCCAGGGTATATCTATCTTCTTTACTTCTTTTGGTTTAGGTCTAGCCGCTTCTTTATCTTCTTCCTCTGATGTTACACCTTCAGGTGCTATTAGTAATTTAGCTGGTACTAACATCGGTTTAAAAGACGGTAACTCAGCTTTTGGTAAATCTAATGAAGGTCTTGGTAAAGGATTAGGTGGGGGAATAATAGGTGCTGGTAAAGTAAAAGAAGGTACTAGAATATTATTTTCCACTATTTAGTTACAGTTTTATACATATAGTCACTGACTGTAAAGTCAGCCTTACCGAATAATCTTTCAGCAGTTTTATCTGCATTCTTATAATACTTCTCACCCATCTCATCTAAGAATTCTTCTAAATCATTAGAATGTAAAATCTCTCCATCTGATATTCTTTTAGAACAATAAGCAACATAACCAGAAGTTTCAGTCATACAAATTTGTGGATGTACACCAAATTGTTGACAGTATTCAATAGTGGATGTAGCCATTCTACCAGTGTCAAGTAAGTTACGATACATTAATTCAAATGCACGCCTTACATGATGTTTCTTCTCTTCTTTTTCAAATGCTTCTTCATCCCAATCTTCGATACCATTAGCAGCTTTAATATTATTATAAGCTTCTATTAAGGTAGCAAGATCACCAAAAGACCCATTGATTTTCTGTTCCATTGTAGCAAGATTAACTACACTTTGTCTATATCTTGCTTGTTGAATTGGATCATCAGAATCTTTAAGAGTTTCTATTTTCTTTAAAGACTTAGCATAATTAACTTGAGCTTCAGCTAAAGCACCTTTTCTTTTCTCAGCTTCTGCTAAGATCTGCCTAAGCATACGATAAGGAGAATGACCATTAAGCATGGTCAAGCTCATCATAGCTAGTGTTGATTGACTATTTTTACTACCAAAAGCAGCTGTCTTTTCAGCTAACTCAGGTAAATACTCTTGTACTTTTTGTACTGCAGCTTCATTAACAACATTATTTGGAATGATAAAACCTGCAGATTCTTTTTGTTTTACAATGTCGGTCATAATTGAGTGGATAAAAAGTTAATCACCGGCACAGCCAGCACAGCCCCAACGGCTTGATTGCAAAGAACCAAAATCAGAGGAGTTCCCAGTAGTTTGTATCGTAACGTAGTCAATAGTAGTGGTTGGATAAGCTCCTCCCCAAACACCTCTTAAACTACTAGCTAAAGAAGCACCACCTCCTCTTGCGGAGTCAAGATCACCGAAATCTGAAGCGTTACCAGTAGTTTGTATAGTAACGTAATCAATAGTATTCTGGTATCCACTAGCATTACCACCTCCAAAGACACCTCTAGTTGAATCAGATAATCCATCTAAATAGGATCGATCCTGTGTGAGATCTCCAAAGTCACTAGCATTACCAGGTGAGGCAATAGTTACGTAGTCAATAAAACCTGCAGGGTTTTGTGAGGCTCGTTCTCCTCCAGCGATAAGACCTCTTGTTTCATTACCAGCAACACCACAATGAGCCCCAGCGCTTGTCAAATTACCGAAATCAGTTGCATCTCCAGTAGTGTCAATTGTGACTTTACATATGGTGTCATTAAACGCACTGTTAGTCCATGATGCACAAAAGAGGCCTGTTATTCCATCTGAACAGGCATTCGTAGAAGTCATATTTATTGTTAAATCGCCGAAATCAGTGGCGTTACCAGTCGAACCAATCGTCACGTAGTCGATAACATCAGAATTACCACCACCTCCCCAAATACCTCGTGTTGCATTAGAAGTGCTACCAAAATACCAATTAGTTCTTGTTAGGTCTCCGAAATCACTTCCATTACCTGTACTTGAAATTGAAAAATAATCGATTGCATTTGAATCACTACCGCTAGCAATTAAACCTCTATCTCCATACCACTTGCCTCCAGCTACTTCTTCTTCATGAAAGGTTAGACCAGATATACCACCGCCTAACCCACTCACACCTGCTATAGGACTCATTTTAATATAATTCATAATATAGATGTATTAAAGTTAGATGTATACTTAGCTGCACCTTTGTAGAGGCGGATATCTTGGAAGTAGCCTTTCCAACCTTCAGCACTGTTTACATCAGCACCCATTGTAAAGTTTTGATCTGAAAAATCAAAGTTTGCACCAGAATTACCGATATATGTTCCATTTACATACATTTTTGTAGTTGTTGAACCGCTACGCACAATTGCTACATGATGCCAAGCATCTTCAGTTACTACATCAGCACCACTTGAGATTGCATATCCTCCACAATACATATGAATTGAATGATTCCCTTGTACAACAATACTAAAACCTTGTTGAGCACTTGCGCCACTACCAGTTTCATCTCTAAGATCAAATAGACATCTATTATTAGTATTATCTGTAGGGTATATCCAGAATTCAAATGTGAAATTACCTGTTCCTAGTGCGAAATCTGCATTGTTATTAAATGTAATGCAACCATTACCATCAAAATAAACAGAACCATTACCATAGTACTTTTGTGTAGTATTTGTACCATGAACAGAGTGATCATCTGAATAGAGAGTTGAAGTATGACTAGATCCACTACCTTTAATTAAATGATGTACGTCTTCAAAATCAACAACTTGTACACCATCTAGTTCAAGACCACCCCAACTATTCCAGTTATTAGCTGGAGCAACATTATTTAAATATTCAATAGTACCTGATCCAGAATATAATGTTTGCCATTGACCACCAGTACTAATAGTAACAGCAGATTCTGCACTGTGTCCTACTCTTTTTAAGGTCCATACTTGACCACCAGTTGCATTACTATGCCATACTTTTATAGAAGTTGTAAAGGTAATAGCTTGGTCAGGAGTCCATCTTAACCATTTTTGAGTACCATTAGCTTCAAGAACATTATTTGAATTCTCTGCACCATTAAAGACAAATCCAACAGGACGGTCTGCATAAAAGGTTGTTGTTTCTTTTGTTATCTGATCATCATGTGTATATCTTGCTGTCATTGGTAAAGCTAATACCAAAGAACTAGCTAAAGGATCAGTCCAGAATTCATTATAATTAGCAAAAGCTGATCCATCTTCATTTGTATGGAATATAGGCATCACATCTTTTGTAGGTGCATAAGGGTCTGCACCACCTGTAACTGTAAGTCCAGAGGCTCCTCCACCAAATCCACTTAATCCTGCTATAGGTGTCATTTTTTTATCTCCATTAATTGCTTCCTGTCCAAGGTGTTGCAGTTACACTACTTGAATAAAAAGCCATCCAAGCAACACGTAAATTAGTTACTGAATAACCTGTTCCTTGATTACCATTTAATAGTATTCGACCTACATTACTATTAGAAATATTAGGACCAGCTCCACTTACAGAGCCTGAAAATTCATTTCCACTATCTGCCCAACCACCGCCACTTTGTTGATACCATTTACAATATACTGTATTACTACTACGTCTCAGTCTACTTACACACCATTTATCTTCTACATAATTATCACCACTACTACCTCCAGCTTCACCTAGCCTTCCAGTCCAAGAAGTATTTGCAGTATCAAATCTACAACTACCAGTATAGTTATAAATATACCATTCCCAGTGACTACTATTCGCATCACCTCTTACACACCATACTATATTCTGGCTAGTATTAACTGGATGTGGATTATAAGAGCAAACATCAAAAGTAAAATCACCAGACATATCAGGTATAGAATCTGAAGATGTCTGATATTTATCTGCAAATGCTTCAACATCAGCTAATAAACCTCCTGCACTATATCCTGGTGGTCCTCCTTCATCACCTTGATTTAATTCCATTTCATCAGTATTCACATCAAAGTGAACACTACCAACTAAGTCTTCATGACTATGAGTGAAATCCCAGAAATGAGAAGCTGATGAAGGTATCTTAGGTGCGCTAGGTCCACCAGTTGTAACTAATGAAGAAGTCCCACCACCAAATCCAGATAATCCAGCAATCGGGGCTTGCTTAATTGTTGGATATATTAACATTAGCTTGTTTTCTGTTGGTTAGCAATAACAGTCCAAGTAGCAGAAGCTGTCTTGATGATGGTATAGGAATGAATATCTACTCCTGATGATCCACCTGCATCTGGTGCACTACCTCCTACCCAGTTCTCAGTAACAGCTGCTCCATCAATAGTTAGCTGCGCACAGAAACCAGAAGCATTAGCAGTTGTAACAAGTACCACTGTAACAACATCACCTACAGCCATCTTACTGTTCAAAGTTGTTGAACTGTTATAGCGAAGGTTAGGGGTTGCAGTTGTAGATTCTGCTGTTGTGAATAAGAAGACGTTACCATTGGCAAGGTCTAGGTTAGCTGCATCACTCAGTTTACCTGCAGTAACTGTTACATGCTCAGTTAGAAGACCAGCTAGGTCAAGACCTGCTAGTGTACCTACTGAGGTTAGTGAGCTACCTACAACTGAAGATCCAAGTGTTGTTGCACTTAGTACTGATACATTATTAATCTTAAATTCTTGACCTGTTGCAGCATTAACGTGCTGGTTAAAGTCCCAAGAATCAGTTGAGTTTGTCCACGTAATTGTCTTGTCGGACCCGCCCTTCAAAGTTATGCCTCCTCCATCGGCGGTGCTATCTGAAGGTGAAGCGACAGAGCCTATTTCTATATTCTTATCATCTACGGTAAGAGTTGTGGAATTTACCGTGGTGGTTGTTCCATTAACTGTTAGGTCACCACTGAGTGTAAGGTTTACACCAGTTGCTGTACCTGTGAAAGCAGGAGCCGCCTTAGGTGCCAAGGCGCTTACACCTACTTCTACATCAGAGCCACTGTTGTCGTATACAAGAGTGTCTGTTTTTAATTTTCCGTATGCCATAGTTTAAACTATCATCCAAGTTGAGTTTTCAGGAATTGTGACTACAGCACTACTGTTGACTGCAATCGGCCCAACTGAATGGGCATTTTTAGTAGCTGTAATACTATAACTAGTAGTTACTGTTCTTTCGTTTTCTACAAATATTTCATCATTACCACCACCAGTTGCACCAGCTGCTGCTGCATCTGCAAATGATAGATTACCACTACCATCTGTAGTTAAAAGCTGGTTTGCACTTCCATCAGCTGCAGGTAATATGAAGGTAATATCACTTGAAACTGAAGCAGGTGCACGTAGTCCTATATAATTAGTACCTTGTCCTGAGTCTTCGAAATACCTAGTAGCAGCTCTGTTCGCATATGATATGTTACCACTAAACGTACCTCCAGTTAGAGGCATTTTACTACTATCAGTTGTAGAGTCTGTGACCCATCCTAAATTTCCTGATCCATCAGTTTTTAAGTGCTGGTTAGCACTACCATCTGCTGATGGAAGAGTCCATGTAACATTAGAAGATATTGTAGCAGGTGCTTGGAAAGCTACATAATTTGAGCTATCAGAATCAGCAAATCTTAAATCCTTTTGAGCATTTAATTGAACATCACCAGTAAAGTTACCTCCAGTTATAGGCATTGAGCCTGAATCAACAGTAGCCCATGATAATGCTCCAGAACCGTTTGTAATTATAGCTTGACCATTACTACCATCAGCTGTTGGTAGAGTAAATGTTACATCAGCTGACAGGGAAGCTGGTGCTTTAACTGCTATATAATTATTACCATTTGCTGTAGCTTCTTCAAAACGTATCTCAGATTCGTTATCCATGACTAGATCACCAGTCATAGTACTACCAGCTGTAGATACTAAGTTTCCAGTAGCTGTTACACCGCCTTGCCATGCACTTCCACTATATACTTGAAGCTCATTAGAAGATGTATTGAAATATAAGTCACCAGCTGCTAGAGAGTTTCCTCCACCATCTGCACTTGGTGCAGAACTTGCTACTTGATATTGATCTCCATAATTCGCAACAGAAGTCAGGTTACTTGCACATGTATTAACACTAGCTATAGAACCAGCAACTGTATTCATATTGGTTACATTACTAGATGTACCCAATGTATTCATATCAGACACAGCATCTGCTGTACCTAATCTTCCTATTTCAGTAGCTTTACCTGCAACTGTACCAATATCTGTTGCATCTCCTGCAACTGCTGTTACATTACTTGAGATACCAGCAACAGTTGTTACATTAGAAGATATACCAGCAACCGTTGTTACATTAGCAGATACACCAGCTACTGTTGTTATATTGCTATTATTACCTGCAACTGTCGTTACATTGCTATTATTACCTGCTACAGTATTTACATTAGCAATTGATCCTGCTACAGTATTAACGTTTGAAATACTACCTGCAACTGTAGAAGTAGTTGTAGCATCAGGTACTTGTCTATGGAATGTGTATGCTCTAGGAGGACTTGAACTACCATTACCACTAGTAGTGGTTGTTTCTAAAAGCATACCAAGTCCAGCAGCATAAGTAGTACTTTCAGTTAAGCCTGTAATTGTTACAGTATTGCCTGAACCTGCACCATTAGTTATGCTGGCAGTGGTTACACCGGAGCCTGTTGTGATAGCACTAGAGAGGGCTTTAATGCTAACAATAGTTCCAGCCCCATTATTAACATCGGGATTAGCGCTTGGAAAAGAAGTTTCATTTGCTATAGGTACGAAGCCTCCTACATCATCAACAAGATCTATAATTCTATCATTGATAGCAGCTGTTGTTGCAATAGTTGTATCGTTATCTGGAAATGTTACTCCATCTTTAATTGTATCACCACTACTTATATTAAAATATCTAGAATCAGAAGCTGAAGTAGTGAAGAATGAAGTATCATTTGCAGTATGACCAGATTGTTCTGAATTAGTTACAATAGCATCGGCGTGAAAACTAGCTGCTGTAACTGAAGAAACTGATGCTGTAACATTAGTTAAATTTGCACCACTAATAGCTGGTAATGTAGCAGGAAACCTAGCATCAGCTATAGTTCCTGTAAGTTTACTTGCTGCAACTGCAGATATTTTAGCATCTGTTACATTAGCATCTTTTATTTTAGAAGTAGTTACAGTATCATCATCTAAGTCAATAGCTCTTACTGTTTGATTCTGCTCTTCTTGAGCTGCATATAATAACTGTTTATTATTATTATCTAAATCTGCAGCTTTTAGGGATGATCCAGCAACGAAATCATGTTTAATAGTATCTACTGCAGTATCTCGGTAGATATAAATGTTATCTGTACCAGATGGTGGTATATTTCCCGAAGTAAATGTAACAGTACCTCCAGTTATATTAGGACTAGTACCTGTTACTGCGACTGTATAATGAGTAGTTACTGTTTTTAATACACCATCTACTTGGACTTTTACATCAGTAGCCTCATATAAGGGGAAGGAAAAGTCCCAGGTCGCATCTGACCCATCCCCGTCATGTTTTACAAAAGTTGTTGCCATAATTATTTATACATATTAAGGATGGGTTCTAAGCCCTGAGTTTGACGTTTCTTTTCAAGTCTTGTGACTTTCTTTCGACGTGCTTTAGTTGCAAGTTCTTCTATACGTGGATCATCCATAATAGATGCCCATGCTTTTTTCCTTGCTTTTTGGAAAATATTATCTATTATAATATTGTGGTAGAAATCTGAAGTCTCATAATCTCCTCTTTGACCTGTTTTAATAACTCTATTCATCTCTTCAATAGAGGCAAGAATCTTAGGATCTTCAGCTAGTTTATTTAACTTGAGTTCTAAGTTCTGTTTACCTATTGCTTCTTGGAATAAAGATCTTAATACAGGTTCTTTTGATAAGTTATCACCCATAGGTGAGAAGTATGTAGATAATCTTGTATCATATCCACTATCAAATAGGAGTTGTCTACCAGGACTTTGAGTTAAATTCAAAGGGATAGGACTAAACATATTAAACATTCTAGTCATGAAATCATGATCTTTGATTCGATCACCATTTAACATATCATATTTAATAGGTAATTGTTCACCAGCAATATTCTCAGTAATTAAGTTTCTATTTCGTAAAGCTTGTTCAATACCTGAACCTAATTCTCTAGTATAAGGTGTGAATAGTTTACCTAATTCATTTCTCAAACCAGCAAGAGGTACTGTATTATTAGCTATTCCTGCAAGTATTCTTTCAGCTTGTCCAGGTCTACCTGCAAATAAATCTACAAATTGCTGCATACCAGCTAGATATGATTTACTTGATATACCTTGAGCTAATACGAGAGCAACTTTCTGTAATTCTTTTTCAGTCCATTCACTACCCATTAGTTCTGAATTATCACCAATATCTGCGATAATGGTCATTATTTGACTAAAAGGTTCAATAGACTCATAACCTACCCAGACATCACCTAACTTAATGCTTCTTGGTTGGTACTTACCATCCAGCCACATCTGTCTTTTCTGTCTATCAGTAGGGCCATTACCTGTCATGTCTCCTCTCATCCATGCCCATGAGGCCATACTAACTAATGCAGCACCCATACCTAAACGTCCGGTCTGCAAAGCCTTAGCGTTAATTAGTTCCTCTGGTGTTGTAATACCATATTTAGCAACATTCTCTAAGTTATCAACTTTAGCAAAAGCTATATCATTGAATTCTTTAACTAAGAAATTAAAACCAGGTGTATGTTTAGCAGTTAAACTGAGACCATTGACACCAGTTCGTGCAAAAAGAAAGAAAGGCTTGGCCCATGGGTTAGCAGTAAATACATCATTCAATCCTTTAGCAAATCCAGTTAATTCTTGTGTAAGTGTTACTTCTTTACGTGCAAATTTAGTTGCTTCATCTATTATATTACCATCTCCATCGAAGATTTGTTCATAGAAATCTTGCTCATAAGCAGACATCAACTCTCTAGTTATATGAGGAGTCTTACCACCTGCAGCTTGAATATCTAATACTTGACGCATTGCTTTCTCTCTAGCTTTAGCTCTACCTAAAATGAAACCAAAGGCATCATCAGTAGCAGCCATAAGCTTTGTAGAGTAGGTAAGGAATCTATTGTTATTCATATTCCTAGCCATATTTGCCATAGCAAATGCAGCTTTATCACCATCTGAAGCTCTACCAGTATCTTCGTAGTAACGTCTTAATATCTCCCAGTTATCATCATTTCTAGTATATTCAGAGTATCTAGTTTTAATACTAGACACATCACCACTCCAATATGAGTTAAGTTTATTTCTAAATAATTCAAAAGATTCAGGTATAGCTTCCATCATAGCATTGATGGATGCAAGACCAGTTCTGATTGTAGCAGTGTCACCAGTCCAAGGGTACCTCATTGTAGCCCCTAAGGTCGTAGCAAGGGGTCTAAGGAAGGTAGCTGTACTTGTACCTAGAATAGCACGTGCAGGGGTCTTAGGGCCGCTTAGAATGCTATGTACGAATACACCTTCAAGTTCTCTAATTAGAGCACCTGTTCTGTCTGGTCCTTTAGGATCTATCTGACCACCTTTAATCATCTTTCTAGCCCATGCATCAAAATCATCAAGATTATTGACTGTCTTCATGGATGAGAAAGTTTCAAATAAGGCATTCATTAAATTATCATCTGCATCATCCTTAGCTATTTTAAGGATAGTCATTATAGAATCTCTTGTATCTGCCATATCTGCAGTCAGTTGTGATTCTATGAATTCTCTTTGTTTACCAGCTCCTATCTCTCTAAAGTTTTGTGATTTAACAACTCTTGCTTTCTTAGTTTCAGTTAAGGCAGTTAATATTGTATCAACAATTTGAGAAGCTGGACCATCAATATCTCCAAGGTCTGCTATATCTGCTAATTCTCTACCAGAAATACCAGTATCTCTTATTTGATGAAGTAAGGAACCAACAACTAAATCAGCAACAACTATATTCTTACTAGTAAATGTTTCTAATTTATCAATTGTTTTACCTGCTGAATCTGTAATATCATAAGTATCACTAGATTCAAATAACTCTTTAAGATATTCAGCTGCAGGTAATTCAGCAGCATTTCTACCTTCAGTTATTCTTTGGTAAGCTAAGATAGAATCTCCAAATACATCAGTTAATGATTGTCTACCAGCTTTAACTCTTTCAATTATAGCTTTATATTTATCATTACTGTATAGTTTCTTCAGAACACTATTAACAGTATCTTCACTAATATCAGCTTCTCTAGCTATACGTTCTCTTTGTACAGGAGTAGTTACAGAACCAGTAGAACCTTCTTCAGAACCCCATTCATTTCTAATCCTTTGTTGAGTTTCCCATACTTCATAAGGTGTCTGTTCAGATATGTGAGCACCTTGTGTGGGATCAGCTATAGGTCTATTCTTATCAGCTCTAAATTCACCTTCTGCTTTTCTAAGTTGTCTTAGACCAGCTTGAATAGTAACGTCTTCTATATTTGCATTTCTAGCTTTAGCTGCTTCAATTACTTTTTTAGAACCTCTACCAAGAAGTATTGAGGCACCATCAAATAAAGCACCTATACCCATACCTTCAACGATGTTTTTCAATTTCATCATTATAGGATGGTCTGTATCCCTAGTACTTAAAGGAGTATCAAAGAAACCATAATGATCTCTAAGTGTACCTAATGCATTATGTCCATCTGATTCTTTTGAAATTACATCAGATGCAGCACCTACAGCAGCACCTCTTAATAAACTAGAACCAATTGTTTTACCACCTAAAGCAGCTATACTAATACCTGTTCTAGCAGCTGTTACTTTAGCTGCAGGTATAATAGCAGCAGCCAAGGAACCAAAGTGAACTACACCTCTTAGTAATTTACCCCACCATGTTTTTGTTTCAATAGGATTATCATAGTTAGTAAAAGGATGCCAGTCAGGTCTATAATAACCTTTCTCTTTTCTTTCTCTAGCCATTTCACCAGAGAGTGCATCAACTGTACGCTCTGGGAAAGTAGCTATTGAAGAGGCAGTATCTTGTAAACCACCAGATAGAATTGATTGACCTTCTTTTACTAATCCTTTAAATCCCCAATTTTCTTTATTTCGTGGATCATCTTGTTCAGCCTTAGCTTGAGTTTCTTCAGACTGTGTTACTTGTTGAAGTTCTTGATCCGCTTCTTTATCTTGTTGGATTTCTTTACCGTAGTCTAGTGACTCTTGAGCACTTTCTTGTAGCTTTTCTACGTCGAAATCCGAAGGATCTATTGGCATTTTTTTATTATTGTAATGTCTGCTGAACCATCTCCGTAGCGACAGCTGGCAGTAAAGTATTTAATTCAAGATATGGTGGTATATCTCCAACTATTCTTAAAAATTCTAATTCATCTTCTTGATTAATATTTACTAATCGTCTATACCGATCACTTACTGTTAGGTATCTTTGATTATACTGTGATTTCTGTCTCAATCTTGCTAGTATTGATAAGTCTTGTAGTTCTTGATTAAACACTGCTTCTAATTCTACAGGTGTAGATTCAAGTATATCAAGTATAGCATCAGTAGTTAACTCATACATACCAAAATCAGTATAACCTGATTGTATTAATCCTAGAACTTCACCTACTGTATGCTCAGATAAAGGCTTTTCTAGTTCTGCATAATCACCATTCTTATCTCTAATAGCATCATAACCACCATTAGCTATAGCAGGTTTCGATTTAATTACATCTAGTAACTTAACAAAATCTTGATTCTGTTTAGTGACACGATATGTTCTAGATGCAGAAGGTTTATTTAATAATAACTGTGCATCAGATGGTTTTAATACCTCCTCTTCTGGTATAGTAAATTCATTTTCTTTTAATAAACCAGTAGCTATTAACCTTTTTCTCATTAATTGTATAGGTGACATTTTCGTCCAACCACCTTTTAATATTTGATCATAGAAAACTGGTCTAACTGTAGATTTACCACTTAAAAATAATGCAGCTTTACGTAAGTGTGGCTCTTCTCCTTCCCATGGTTCACTACTATCTAGAAGATTAATATCTTTAGCTATAGAGCTCTGTGTTTTACCAACAAGTGTTTGTAAATTAGAATCTCTCTCTTCTCCTACTTGCTCTCCTAAATTAAGATTACCATCTTTTGCTGCAGCCATAGCTTTCATTACTTCTCTTTGAGCTGCAGTGACAGCTTGTGCATGACTTCCAGTTTTTTCTAGGACTTCTTCATACTCAGCATTGTATAGGTTTTTTAAGTTTTGATTAGTAAAGAACCATTCTAAAGTACCTCTACCTGCTTCACCTAATGTATTTGTTAAGTGTTCATCAGTTGCCTTTTTTATGAAACTTTTTCTATCATCAGCAACACCACCTCTTTTTCTTACTACCTCTCGATATTTATCTCTAAGTGCTGTGTCCTCAAGTGCAGCTAGATCTTGTTCAGTAAGCATACCACCATTACTTAGTATTTCATCATACTGTTGAGCTAATGAAATGTCATCTTCTATACCTACATACCTTAAATTCTTTAATACATCAGGTACTTTGGTTGGGTCATTTACACCAACCTTTACCATCCATTCTGATATTGCATTATTTTTTTGATCTATAGTTACACTGTCTGGTAAATTACTAACTATTTGTTGTGCTTCAAATTTCCATTCATTTTCTGTTATAGCTCGTTCATCATCAACTACTTTCTTTTGATAATCTGCTAGACCTTTTCGAATGATACGTGACTCATTTTTCCAATACTTTCTTATAGTTTGGGTAGTACCATCAGCCGCTTCAAATGGATGATCTAATACAGCATTCATAGTAGGTTCTGATATTTTACCAGTACTCAATGAATTAGATAGATTTTGAGCCATCTCTTGCTTTGCTAATTTTTTAGATCCCCCAAATGCACCAGCATAAACATTAACATAATCAACTGCATAACCAGGATAATCTGCTAACTTAAGTTCAAGATCTTCAGCTCTAAGTTCTTTGTATACTCCACTTAATTCTTTACCATACTCTGTTAAGTATTTCTTTTCTCTAGTCTGCTCTTTCTCTAACAAACTTAAGAAATATTTTCTTTTAATACTACCATCTCTATTAGTTACAACATCTTTATTTTGATAGAGATATAGAGCCATTATTTTATTAGCTATATAAGCACGCTCTTCTGGACCAACTGCATTTACATAAGATTTTATATTGCGAGTTTCTTTACCAGTCTTTGGATCAATTATTGGACCAGTAATATCTGTTACATCAACTAGTAAACCTTGAGTTGCTTTTGCCCAGAATACAGGTTCCCATTTTGAAACTTCATTTAAAGTTCTACTTTGTTCAACTTTTAATCTATTACTTCTTAAAGCTTGTTCTTGTAAACCTACATCGCCCATACTAGCAGCTAATGCTTCTGCATCAACTCCAAATTTATTTGAGATGTTTTCAGCATTTTGTTGTTGAAGAGCTACTTCATCTACCCACCTAATACCTTCAGGTCTGGTATGGAAATTACCACCAGATGCTCTAGTTAAACCTTCTCTTAAGGCATTTACATTTTCTTGCCAATCTTTAAATTGATCCCAATCTTGTTTAGCTTTATCAACTTTACCAATTAAACCAAGTATTTGAGATGGTATTGTACCTTGACCTCTTTCTCTTTGATTATACTGCTGAATAAGAGAATCAAACATACTTTCGACTTTTTGAGTATTCTCGTCGATAGCTTTATTCTGTTCTTCAGTTGGATCAACCTGTGTCTCTGTATAGTTTTGAGCACTAATATCTACTGGTGCTCCAAGAGTTCTAAGAGCACTAGTTCTTTGTTCTGAATAAGATGATGTCATAATTTAACTCCAAGCTTTTTTATAATCCCAACCTGGGTTAGAGAAATCACCAAGTTTATAGCTTGATTTAGTACCGAAACCTTGTGATATATTACCTAAACCAGTTACTAAACCAGCAATGTCTGTTGCAAGACCAACACCTTGTTTAAGTCTATCGAAACCACTTTGACCTACATACATTGTATCAGGTCCGAATTCAGGTCGTATCTGAATACTCTTTTTATTTTCAGCTAACATACCTTGAGCTTTTCTAGTAACACCTAACATATATTTAGTCATTTTAGCACCATAAGTTTCATCACTAATTCGATCTAAATTAGCTTGTTGATTTAATAAAGCTAGGTATTGGTTTCTATTAGCTGTCCTAGATACACCATACTGGCCTTCATCTATTTTCTGTTCTTGAGCATAACCTCTAGCTAAGGCTTCTTGACCTTTCCTTACTTGACCTAAAATGTGAGAAGCTTGTTCTTGTAGATCACTTTTATCTCTACTTGCTCCTATAGCTATTCTATTTACGTTACGTTTGTAACTTATCTCTACATTTTGCTTATATTTTATTTTATCAGCTTGATATTTATAAAGCCTTTTTTTCTGCTCTATTTCAGCTGCTGCTTTATTTGGATTACTGCACACGGCAAAACTCGATAAAGGACAATTGATTGGGTCCGTAAATTATTTTTCTTAAAAATTTGAACCCTAAAAATCTAAGTAATTTTAAATGTACAACATTCCGTTCATCAAGAATATTCCAGAGTAAAGGCTCCTTCCTACTATCGACAAACCGTTTAGCTTCTCTTGCAAAAGTTAATGGATATTCATGTATTGCAGGTGTACATAACATCCATATAATTCCATTTTCTTCTACACCAGCCATTCCGGCAGTCTTACCGTTTGGAACTGTAAAATAAACAGTAGTGCTTGAGTAAGCTGCACATTTTGCATATTCAATTGGATCATCCCCATGACCTTCTTGAAGCTCTCTGAGGTCATCTGGACGTAAGTTAGAGGCCACCTCCAAGGCAGCCTCCATTGTTATCGGGTGAATGTAATTAGACACGTCTATGTTGTTTTTGTGAGTACGCTCCTTCCCATGATAAAGATCTTAATGTTGCAGGTGCAGGGTGTTCAGATTTTATTATCATTTCAACATTAGTATTCTTTTCATAGATAGGTATTGTTTTTATTTCTTCATTTAAATAAGGTGCATCAGATACTTCATATTCATCTAATTGAACTGATTCATGAATATCAGTATATGTATCCTTACCAGTTCTTCTTAACTCTGTTTCATAAAGACCAACCTTACCAAAGTTTAAATTAACTCTTTGTATGGTTAAGTATCCATTTAAATTAGAATCATAATTCGATTCACCTACTTGTTTCTTTATGTAGAATTTAGGTAATCTAACTCTATATACATATAAATAACCAACATATAAACCTCCTGTAATGGAAGCAGTTGCTGCTGCACTTGATCCACCACCACCGCTAAAGGATATAGTAGGATTAGAAGTATAATTAGAACCACCATTAGTTATAGTTATAGCAGTTACAGCACCACCTGATACTGTAGCTGTAGCTGTAGCTCCTGTACCTCCACCTCCACTAAAGGATATAGTAGGTGCTGATGTATAATTACTACCACCATTAGTAATTGTTATAGTGGTTACTTCCTCAGACCAGTCTCCAGGAACTGTAAATGATGAGCTAGTCTTATCTCCACATATAGCATATCTACCTATTCTAGTAGATGTACTATCAGTTTGTGTATCAACTATTACTAATTCATGTGTTGCTATTAATTGAGTTACATCTCCTAACCAACTTTGACTAGAGAATGTAGTCTTATTAGTAGTAGAACTATAAACACCTCCTGTTACAGAAATATAATTATCTAAATGTATTGGGAAGTCTCCTTCTTGATCATCATCAACTACAGGATCACTAGCCATCTGTTTGAAATTTATCTTCTGTAAGAAGTCATCTGTATCTATGAAGAAATATTCATCATTAACAATGAAGTGATACTTAAGTGGATTACTTAATCTCCATTTAAACCATGCAGCTTGCTTTCTATCACCTTGACCAGTAGATGGTGGTAGGTATTTAAACCCATATACTAAGTCTGCATTTGGTGTAGAAGTTGCATCAACATAAGATTGAGCAATAAAGATAAGATTATTTTCTCTAGAATTAGTTATAAGATCTACATCTTTAGGAATTAAAGTAGGTACAAGTATACTAGCATTATTAATTAACGGTTCTGTATCTCTAGTAACACCTATGACTTCATTCAAACGACTATATTTATTAGAAGTATCTACAAATGCAAAGGTAGTACCTAAAGATATGGGAGGAATTTTTTCGCTATAATTATAAGAGGATACTGGTTTAAGTTTAGCAGTATTAGGATCTAATACAGTATCATCAGAAGTTAATAAGAACTGCTGATTAGAACTAAAGCATAGTAATCCTGCTGTAATTTCTAAAGAATCATGTAGATTAGATGGGAATAAAGAAGACGAAGTTATATCTATAGGATCTATTGCACTGATTGTTAAAGCAGTATTAGCCCAAAAATCAGGCTTATCTACTGTACCAGGTCTGGCTAAAATAACACTACTACCTGCTAAGAAACCTAATCTATTTCTAAAGAAAACACATTTATTAATCCGTGTACCACTTCTAGATTTTGTTTTTAAGAAAGTAGGTTTAGGATTTGTTTTGTTATCACCTATCCTTCTATTCTCCCACAACCATGGTTTAACAGTAAATGATCCTCCAGCATCTCTAACTAATGCCATTGGGAATGTAGATTGATCAAAGGCATTTCTGATCTGAGGTCTAGGACATTCTACCCAAGAACCTGCACCATCTCTACCATTCTCTCCTTGAAATTTAAGATAGTAATCATCATCTTGAGAGTTTTCAAAGTTTAGAACTCTGACTACATAACCATCTTTACATTGTGCAGGTAGGTCAGCTACAGAATTAACTTCTCTATGCATTACTCTCATTAAATCTGAATGTAAAACTTCTATATTAAAATCAGATTTACAATATAAATATATACCATTACCTATTATTTTATAATTTATATGATCACTTCCAGATTTAATATTTAACTGACCAACAGTAGATGACTGCTTTTTAAGCATGGCATTACCTATTGTTGTATACCATCCATTCTCATCATTCCCTAAACTATTCTGAGTAGATGTATTCCAGTTAGGAGGATAGTCATTTTGTATAGTATTTGCTCCACCTGAACCACGATTCCATGAAGGAGGATTAGATGGGCTATTACGGCCCCAATTATGCTGACCATTCAGTGCATCAATAATGCCACCTAAAATACCATCTACAGAAACTGCTACCTGTGTATCAAATGGTGTTGGTACAGGTCTAGCTGGCATAATATTAGCTTTATGTTTAACTATTTCATGGTCAGTAACTTCAATCTTTTGATAAGATTGTTCCTTACATTGAGTCATTTTGACTAAACATGTATCACCAGTAACCCAACCTTCACCACCATGTAATAAATCTACAGTTCTAGCATATGTACAGCGATAATCATTACCCTCAATACTACCACTAGCACCACTTTTCACACCTTGCTGACCATTAATTGTAATTCTAAAGGTTAAGTTATGTCTATACTCTGGTCTTTTATCTCCAGCATTTATATCATTATAAACACCCCATTTAGATAAAACAGGAGCAACTGCATCTTGTTCTCTAATTTTAGCAGGATTATGATTATTAGTTTCAGCTGCACTAAAGACTTGTGTACCTATACCTTCACATGTTCCAGTTCCATCGCCTTCATTTAAATCATTTGAACCTGCAGTATCAAGAAGTTTGATTCTTGTAGCAGTTGATACTATAGTACCAGGGTGTTCTCCTGAAGTACTTTGATTAGCAGCTACATCTTCAGTAAAATCAACAGCATTATTTCTTTGGCCCCACCTAGAGAATCTTGGTCCTAAAGTATCATCCTCTGAATTATAAACATTTAATCCATACTGTCTACCATTCTCTGTTCTGATTATCTCTATAAAACAACTATACTGTTCTTTCTCATTATCATAAGTAGAGTCTCCAGTCTTATCACCCCAACCTGCAGAATAGCTTGCATCAACTATATCAGGTTCAGTCTTTGGATTAGTAATATCTCTATTACTTATAAAAGAATAATCATTTATTGTAAGTACATTAATATTATTTGCAGGTCCAGTGGAATCACTTCTACTATGACCAGCTGCATCATTATTTGTACCTGTTGTTGCAAGGTACTGAGTGGTCATATCTTCTGTTGTTATAGCTGTTGCAGTAGCTGTTGTACCACTTGTAGGAGCTGCAATAGTTATAGTAGGAGTTGATGTATACCCACTACCATGATTAGTTATAGTTAGTCCTATTATAGTACCTGTTGTACTTAGTGTTGATGTAGCTGTTGCATTTACACCACCAGTAACATTAGGTGCTGAAATAGTTACAGTAGGTGCTGATGTATACCCACCACCTGCGTTTGTAATAGCATTTAATAAAACTCCATGGGCCATTGTACATGCAGAACCATCAGAGGTCTTCCACATTCTAGTGACACCATTATTATCTACTTGTCCTATATAACTACCTTCTGTTTCATCTCTATGGTAATGAAAAAACTTACCACTAGATTGTACATTAGCTAGTTTAGAAGTACCTATTCTTGCAGCACCAGGTCTTTTAACTAATCCCTCTACAGGATCAGGTATACCATTTAAAATATTATTAACTTGATTAGGTAACTTCCTATCGTCTGGTTGTTCTGATATACCACCATTAAGGTTATCTATAGTTTGTGTGATGCCTGCCATTATCTACGTAAATTCCTCCAAGGTTGATATGTTGTATGAACTGAATCTTCAGGGAACCCGAACATCGAATGATTACCTTGATTACATTCATACTCTATACACGCAGCTCTAGCTAGACCTTCTTGGTTAGCTAATAGACTAGTCAATTGTGGATCACCGACCAACTGTGTTGCTGCTACACGACTTGCTCTATATATTATATACCTTTTAAATACTGAAGGTAAGTCTTCGTAAGTAAATAATCTAGTAATATCAAGATTAATACCAGTTGATGGTAACTCAGACCAGTCATCAGTGTGATCATACTTGTCATATAAATAACCATTTCTTTTTACTACATCATATTCACGTCTTTCCCATCCTTCAGATACATCCATTTTTAATATATCATTAGTAATAGTTATTTTACCATTACCATCTGGAATATAAGCTACATGTTTCTCTGTATTGAAATGCCACCCCTCATTTTGAACATCTATATTAGCATCTCTTAGCAAATTATAGATAAACCCAACTTCTGGATTAGTAAACTGTAATGAGTTTATTGGTGACTGACCTATAGCACCCAGTATTGAGTTAACTGCGGAGAGTTCGGTCTCGGTATCAATTGTCGTAGTTGCCATAAGTTATATAAATAAAAAAGGGGAGCGTGAGAACTCCCCTATGTACATTACCCGAATGCAGCAGGTGCGGTTGCTGTACCAGCGTACAGTTCCACAGCAGCAGCTGGGTTAAGATAATCAGCACCCATTGCCAAGCGGCCAAGGATAACATCACCCTGATAAATCACGGAAACGTCACCTGAAGTTACTTGAACTTGAGGTCCAATTGCTTCAACAACACCTGCGGCTTCCTTCTGGAAGATAAGACCACAGCTATTCTCGAAGTCTGATGTTCCGTTACCATAGTTGTTTACGGTCTCGGAAGTTTCATCAACCATTTCTACTTCAACGAAGCTACCTTTGTTACCTGGATCAGTAGTTCCTGGGTTAGTAGCAGATCCTGTACCATACTTAGCACCGAATCTTCCGAAGTAAGGAATGTTCATTGACTTGTAAATCTTGATACCAGCGATCTCGTAAACACCCTTACCTGATTGTAGGGCATCTCCTTGCTCGTCACGGTTAACAAGATAAGCACCAATACCAGAACCATCTAACCCTTTGATAAGAGCGTAGTACTGTCTTGGATTTAGTACACCTACACGACCTTCAGAACTTACTCCCTTCTCATCAAGTGCAGCTGCAGCATCATAGAATGCGTTAACTAGCTTATCTGGATCAAGAGCATCAGAACCGTTAGCTGTTGCGCCAACACGGATCTGGGTTCCACCTGGTTCTACGAAGTTAGTCTTCGTAATAGGTGATGCTTTACGTGCAGACTTAGTGATTGCACGGAAGATCTTTCTATCATAATTCTCTGCTAGAGCATATCCAATCTTCTTAGATATTTCACCACGTAGATCGTAGTGTGCAAGAGTCTCATCTAATTCATATACGAATGCACTTGAGATTAATAGATCATCACAAGTAATCGTCTTCTCAGCTACTGGAGGTGCGCCATCACTGTTACCAAGAATGGAGTTACCAGGGGTATGGTACTCTGATTTGGTGCGACCCGTGTAGATGAACTGCAATGATTTGCCGTTCTTTAGGGTACGCTTAGTGATAAGATCCCTTGCAATTGTATTACGTTGGAATCCTTTGAACATCTCTCCAGAAAATAGCTTCAAATATAAGGCACGGCGTTGCGTGGTATTAGCAGCCGCCCCATTATCAGCACCAGGTGCGGTAAGCGAAGCCTGATGTGCGGTTGATTGTTGAGCCATTGTTATGGATAAAGTTTATATATACGTTCTTCAGCTGAAAATTTTTTGATCAGTTTTTTGTGGTCTTTCCCACCGTCTAGACGGCTAAAGGTATCCTCCGTGGAGGGCTAAAGCCAATGAAAGAGAGGTCCGACTCTGAGGTGCCTCTCTTCCTAGTTAACCTGCTAATGCTTCTTCCAAAGATTGAGGTTCTTTTTCATCATCTGTTCCTGGAGGTTGGTATTCACTAGGCATAGTGTCTACAGGTTCCTTCTCAGGTTCAGGTGAATATGATGTAACGAATGCTCGTTGAGCTGAACTTTGTTGTGCCATTAATACTCCTCTATTTCACATGGTGGGCAGGATCTACAGTGTTCATGTTCATACATGTGTAGACCCTCTACTAAAGTAAGGAACCCCAAGAGCATGAATAAACATGCCCAAGGGGATTCTAAATACTTCATCAGAAAGTATATTTAACTCCAACCTTGGTTGCCCAAGCGTTGTCGTCATCTGTATCAGAATCTGCTGTTAGTAACGCTAGCTCACCATATACATCTACCTTATCAGTAGCTGCTACGGAACCACCAACTTTACCAGAAATTCTAGTATCAGATTCATCAGCTCCATCTAATGCAACGATGGCAGGGCCACCTTGTACATAGAATGATGCTGTATCATTACCACCTTCAAATCCTACATGGACATCTGTGGTAGTGCTGGTGTAATCCGATCCTGTTAGTGAGGAATTTGCCTCTACATTTACATATACACCAGCTGTTGCAGGTGTCGCCAGGGCTGTAGTAGCCAGTACGGCAAGTGCTAATTTCATTGTTAATTAAATAATTTTGGTATAAGGGATACCACGATACTTTAGTTGGACTTTCATTAGTCTTCTCCTTAGTACCTAACCCCCGTTCCATGGTTAGGGTTCATGCGTCCTGTTAAGGATGAACGGACGTGGTATTAAAGTATGCCAGGGATGATCTGACCTGTTGTAAGATATGCTCCTACTGCTGCTACGAATCCTATCATCGCAAGCTGTCCATTAACTCTCTCTGCATTTTCAGAGTATTTAATATCTAGTACTTGAACGGTAGGTTCAGAAGCGAAACGATTGTCTGTCATTAATAATAAAAATAGATTAATGGCCGAGGATGATAGGTCAGGTCGGCACGATATACTATCTTATACACCTTTAGGATATATTGCTGCAGCTTCTAGAAGAATTTTAATCTTCTTCTTAGGTGATTTACCTTGAGCTGATTTGACTTTCTTATCAAATTTATTGTAGTGTCCAGGCATTATGCTAAATCCAATGGGAAATTGTGTGCATTTCTTTCATGCATTACTTCCATACCTAAGTCGGCACGGTTAAGTATATCTGCCCATGTTGGTACAACTTTACCACTTGAATCTACAATGGATTGATTGAAATTAAACCCGTTGAGATTGAATGCCATAGTTGCGATTCCCATAGAGGTAAGCCATATGCCCACGACTGGGAAAACACCAAGAAAGAAATGAAGAGAACGAGAATTATTAAAGCTCGCATATTGAAATATAAGTCTACCGAAATAACCGTGGGCGGCTACGATGTTATAAGTCTCTTCTTCTTGACCAAACTTGTAGCCATAGTTTTGTGATTCATTATCTGTTGTCTCTTTAACAATAGAACTAGAGACCAATGATCCGTGCATAGCAGCGAACAAAGCCCCACCAAATACCCCCGCAACACCCAACATATGGAAAGGATGCATGAGGATATTATGTTCCGCTTGAAAGACAAACATAAAGTTGAACGTTCCTGATATCCCCAACGGCATACCGTCAGAGAAACTTCCTTGCCCGAAAGGATATACCAGGAAGACAGCGAATGACGCTGCAACGGGCGCTGAATAAGCAACACAAATCCAGGGACGCATCCCTAATCTATAACTAAGTTCCCATTGTCGTCCCATGTATGCTGCAATACCGATGAGAAAGTGGAACACAATAAGTTGATATGGTCCTCCGTTATATAACCACTCGTCGAGGGTTGCAGCTTCCCAGATTGGGTAGAAGTGAAGACCGATTGCGTTGCTTGATGGCACGACTGCGCCTGAGATGATGTTGTTTCCATAGAGTAGTGATCCAGCAACTGGTTCACGTATCCCGTCTATGTCTACAGGCGGTGCTGCGATGAAAGCGATAATGAAACAAGTAGCTGCAGTAAGTAAGCATGGAATCATGAGGACACCAAACCACCCCACGTAGAGGCGGTTGTTGGTGCTTGTAACCCAGTCGCAGAACTGATTCCAATTATTCTGCTTAGGTAGTGTGAGTGTACTCATGCGTTTACGTCTTGATTGAAAGGATCAGGTCGATTCATGTGTTTACGTTTAGCTTTTTCAGGTTGACTGTATGGTTTATCTGATTTTTCAGTTAAAGGTTTAGATTTCTTATTCTTCTTAGCTAACTTTGTAGGAGGTTTAGGTGGGTTAGGATACCCAGGCCAAGGTGGTCCTCCAGGTGGGCGTGGGCGGTATGGTGCATCTTCTTTATTAGGTTCCCTCATAACTAATTATTATTGTTAACTTCATTAACCATTTTATCAAACCTTTGCTTAGTTTTCCAAGGAAGTTTTTGGTAATTAGGGTCTACATACTTCTTCTTTGTACCATCAGTATTGTACTGACTGTTAGATCTACCTGGCTTATGCTTAGGTGACCCTGCTGTTTTTTCTGACATAATTAGAAGATTAAATTGTCTGATCGTTCAAGTTTAGCAATGACATCCTGCCGATAAGCAGGGTCATTGTCATATCTTTTATCACTCATTGCTGAAACCAATTCAGCTTGACTTCTATAAACATCTTTTGTTGGAGATGCTGGTGCTTTTCCTGATAACATAGTTCCTTCGTAACCTACTGCATTTTGATATTGAGCTTTTAATCCACTGACTGCTAACTTAATAGCAGGTACACTTCCTGTATTTACTAATGTATCAAAAGCTTGTATCTCTTTAGCATCAAGATTATTAGATGCCCAATCTACAATTTGTTGATAAGTTTCTTCACCACCAACTGATTGTTTAACTTCTGCTACAGCTGAATCAGATATATCATCTGGATCACTAGTGCTTGAAGTGTAACCAGATTCTGCAGCTCTACCAGCTAGGTAAGAATCCACAGAACTTTTAGATAAACCAGCATCTAACAATGAATTATACATATCATCAGTTATTTGTCCTTGGTTTTCATGGAAGTGCTTACTGATAGCATAAGGATCTACGTTAGAGTCTTGGAATATCTGACTCAACTTCTCACCATAATCACTGCTTACAGTCTCATAATTAACAGAACCATCTTCTTTATAAAAATTCTCTTGAGTTGGTGTTTCTTCTACAGTCTCTTTAGCTTCAGGTTCTTCTGTAGTTACCTCTTCCTTACCATCTTCTCCAAGTTTCTTTTGAAGTTCTATATAAGCTTTCTCTAATTCCTGTGCATTCTGATACTTACCAGCAAGTAATGATTCTTGTTGAGCTTCTAGAGCTTCACCAACTGCAAGAGCTTCTTGTTCAGTTTGAGTTAAATCATCACCTTGGGTAACTGTATCAGTACCAGGATCATAAGTTAATGTTTCTGCCATAATTATTCAGTAGGTGGTGGTTCAGGTTGTGCTTGTAATGCATCGGATATATTATTTATCCTATCTGTAGCATCAGGGTCTTTAGAAGCATCCATTAAAGGAGTACCTGCTAACTGACCTGCTTGATCTACTAAGGATTGCTGTGCATATTGTTGTTGTTTCCTCTGCATATCCATAGCCATCTCTTGTTCAGTCTTGATAAGATTAAGTATATCAATACCTTGAGATGCAGCTAATCGTTTAATAGCTTCAGTTGGATTAACATATCTAACTAATGCTTCTGGTCCTAATGTTTGAGCTATTATTTGTATGAATGTAGTTAATGAATCCCTATCTCCAGCACGACCAAGTGCATTAACACCTGCTACAATCTTAGGTCTAACTAAATCTTTAGGTAGCTTAGGTATTTGATTTGATCGCTGGAGTACTAACAACGTTCGGTTTAAATATGGGATTAAGAACTCAATTGTAAGTAATGAGAATAGACCACCAAGTTGTTGTTCTAATTCTAATTGAGTCATACGAACTTCTTCAGCTGTTGTTCTTTCACTGTCTCTTATATTAAGGACAAGGAAAGCTTCTAATATTCTCTTCTCTAATTGTATTGCAAGGTCATGAGCTGTACGGAAGTCAGCTGTTTTACCAACTTCAATTACAGAAACATCTTCTTCTCGTCCCTGTATGATAGCACCATTACCTGCATTGGCTAAGGTCTGTGGTTTTGTTGTAGCACTAGGAGATACCAGGAATAAAACCTTAGCAGCTACACTAGACCCCTCTACAAGGGCCTGTGATAGGCCATCAAGACTTCTTAGGTCTCCTATGAACTCTTCTACTCTACCACGTCCGTAGTCCTCTCCATCGACTGTATTGAAACGAAGAACTAACCAAGGGCTAGCATTCTTTGGAGCTGTGCTACGACTACCAGGGATGATCATATCATCTACTTCCTGATGCCAAACCCAACGTCCGCTGCTTTCCTCTTGCTTAACACATGTGTATACTTCTGCGTCGTCTTCATCTGAGCCTGTTTTATTTTGATTAGGATCATTAGGATAGGGATCAGGTTTCGACTCAAGACCTAATACTTTCCTACTAATCATCTCTTTTGTAACGATCTCTATGACGTTACCATTACCATCTCTATTGACAACAAATCTTTGTAGTGGGAAATGTTTTAAACCATCTTTACCCATAAATATGAGTGCATTACCTGATACAATCAGATGTTTTAATGCTTGATGGACAACTACTCTATCATTAGAAGCTGCAATATAATCCATAATCATCCTCTCCATCTTGGAGAAAGATAGATCTAACTCACTTCTTATTGATGGATCAAGTTCTTCACCTAACTTATCATCTCTGACTTGTAGTTTAAAGAAGCTTGTAGAAGGAGGCAGGATTGCTAACATTAGCTTTGCTGCTAAAGTTACAACTGCTTTCGCCCCAACTGATTGCCAAGGTTGTAGTAAATGTTGTTTACCACCACGTTGACCTGTGTCTTTTTGTATTAGATATGGCAGAGTTAATTCAGAACACTCAATAGCTGTATCTAAAAATTGAGATCTATTTGTAGATAACTTTGAGTATCTTTCACTTGCCTTATACATTTAATCCTTGACCTCCTTGTTGTTCATCAACATTCAATGGTATCCTCAAAGCATCTGCACCTGTTCTATTAGCATCAGCGATAGAAGATTCTCTTCTGGAACCATAATTTACAGTTGCATCTACTTCATCTTTATCAGCTAGGTCTATAGGATTAGGTAAAGATTCTTTAATTACTGGAGGTGGTGTTATTGGTGGTGGTGCTGCACCTGCCTTTTGTACAGGTGGTGAGAAAAAATTCTTACACATTAGTTTCGTCTAATAATGTCTTAACATAATCTACTACGCTTGTTTGACCAGCTCTGTACATGATAGAAGCAATCTGTTCTTTAGGATGGACAGGTTGAGGAGGAAACTTATTTTCTAAATCCTCAACCAATTTCTCTAACTTCTCTGAGTGTATGTTAAGCGTAGCTGGGTAAATTTGTGTTTGCATGTTCAAAAAATGCTGGCATTCTGGCTGATTTGGTGTCAGAAAATTGTGGTGCCTTGCCTTGATACATTAAGGTATCACTAGCATCCAGCCAAAATTTTTTGTCCAAATATTTATCAGTAGTATTTATACCTAGGGGTTGAAGAACCCAGTTAATGGTGGCCTTCCTAAGTTTATCCAGAGATTGACTAGGAGATAAGCCCAACTCACGACATACAAGGCTATTAGTGGCCACGTGTATTTGTTCGTCTCTAGAGA